GTCCATCCTTTACCTTTTTCCCATCCACCAGTTTCTCCAATAATTTTATATCCAGCACCTTTTAGACTTGATCCAGATTCATCTTGTAAAGTATAGGTAATCATTCTTTTACCTCCCATCTGCTGCCATATTCTCCATATCCTTCCATATAGAAAAGAACTTGTATTCTTTGGTGCTGTATCATTTACGCATACCCTTACTGCTTCTGCTGTAAATCCATCATCAAGTCTTCTAGCTACAGGCCTACCTACTATAGCCACACCCACTAATTCATCTTTGTGTGAAGCACCTACTGCAAATTTTGCACCATGCACAGGTTTATTGTGTCTGTGAAAGTTTTGCACAAATAAATTAGCATCTTTAATTGATAACGGTATCATCTGTAAATTCATTCTTCAAAAAAAGTAGGATCAACAGCAACAAACCTTTTGGTTGGTCTACCCTTACCGCCTACTTTAATATCTATTTCCTGGATCTCTCCAGCGTTTTTAAGTCTTTCTATAATCTCTTTTACTTCATGTGACTTCATGCTTCTAAATAATTCATGACGGTCAACTTCTCTTTTAGATATGCCCTCGCTCTCCCTAGACCTTATATAAGACAATACTTGCTTAATCTTAGCCTCAGTTGCAGAACTTGCTACCTTGTCTCTACAGGCCTCTATAAAGAGCATGTCGTAATACCTAACGTAATCTATTGCCCACTTAGTAACATCTGCTGTAATCGTTGCAGTTTGTGCATTTGATGCCAAAGCACATATCAAAGCTAATCGCATAGCTTTTTCCTTAGAACGGCTTAGAAGTGGCTCTAGGCCATCTTTTTCTAATATATCTTGTCTTTTTACTATCTCGCTTGCAAACTCTTGTAGTAACTGCTCAGAGTAACTATCAAAGGTTAAAACCTCTTGATCTAAGTTACATTCAGAGTTGTTGACCATAGGTTGTGATAAACCACCCCTATCTCTTCTGATATAATTTACCCAGTTAACTAAAGTAAGAGGCGGTTTCTTTATTTTTTTAAGATTTGATACACGTCTTGGTTCTTTAGATTCAATTACCATAAATCTATTTAAAAAGCCGTCAGCTATACGGCCAGAGTTAAGAGCTTTGTAAAAGTTTTTTGGAACAGACAATCCAACCATAGTTATGGCAGGCTTATGTGTTACACGATTCATTATCTTTTCTTTTAAATCCTCTACTTGTATACCCATTAAAGAATAATTATCTGGTCTTAATATACCGTGGCATCTGCCCCAGGCTTCCATAAGTGTTTGTATACCGTCCTCTTTATTAGTATTACCAGCTTGAGATATGCTTTCTAATCTTTTACCAAACTCATCCATAATAGTTACGTGTGTAGGCCTCATCTTTAATACAGAGTGAACAGCACCACTAGAGGTATATCCGTCCCCTACTACTAATTTATCGTGTTCAGAGGCGTTTAAAACTGCTTCTACAAAGGTTTTTATGTTTTCCTTGCCCTGTCCTGACTTAGCGATACACATAAAATACATACTAGAAAAGTTATTCATGTTAGTTTTAAATATCCTACCGCAAGTAACACTAGCTAATGATAGTGCGGCTACAAGAGATAATTCTGGTTGCGAGACTTGTGCTATTTCTTCACAATAATCAAACATATCTTTTAATAATCCTGGTGGGCTAAATAAATCTTCTGGCGGTCTTATGTCTTCTTTGGTCTGCACAAACAAAGGTGCAAGCTGATTCTTTCTATCGTGTGTCTTTTTAACATTATCTACAACTGACTCTACTTCTTGTTGCGGTAGTGGTGGTGAGTTTTCTTTATTCCAGTTGTGTAAGAATATTTTTACAAAGTCTAGGTTTACATTTTTTGATATTAAGTATCCTGCAATACGTGCAGCATTATCGTTACGTGAACCTTCATTTACACCAGAAAGAGAGAAAGGTGCTGTCTTTTGCACACTATCTTGTTTTGGCACACCAGTAATCTTTTCAAACTCTTTTTCTGTAAAGTCAGGTAAGTCTTTATGATCATAAATGTCCCATCCAGGCAGGGGTATAGGCTTATACATTTGACCGTTCGCATGACGGTTGTAAGGAGCAATTATTAATCCACCTACACCCCTTAAATCAATTAATCTTTCTACTGGCGTATCGTTTGTTCTTCTTGTAGCAAAAGTAGTATAGTTTTCTGGGTTGTTATAGTAGTAATGCATACCCTTACCTGTTCTTACTTTATAAGGACAAGTAGGTAAGTTTTCTTCAACCCAAGTCATAGCCTCTGGTGAGTCAGCATCTACTACCAAGAACTTACCACATATTAATGCTACTACTAAATTATCTTGGCCTGTAAACCATTCTTGAACGGTAGTTCTACAAGGCCTTTCATTTTTATATTGTTCCCAACCTTTTAAAAAAGGTGGTGGTTTTTTATTGGATCTTTGTAGAGGGACTACGTTATAACCTTCATCATAAAACGCTAGAGCAATATCTATCGCTGCCTCATCATCAGACAGATTAAAATCAAACATGTTGACTTAATCTTCTGTTAGTAACTCTGCTATATCGCCATATATACCTTCAAAGTTTAATCTTCCTTCGGTTAGTTTTATGATTCTTTTAGCTTGTTTTATTGATGGTTGTCTATGGCCGTATCTCCAGGCCTCAATAGTATGTTCAGAAACACCCCATTCTCTAGCGGCTTTTTGTTTGCCTAAAAACTGTATGTAAGAAGATAAGTTAATCTTTTCAACCTTCCTATCTTTGTATTTTGGTTCTATACCCATACCTTCTAATCTCCTTAACTCTTGTCTAGATATTGAATTTACTCTATGATAATAATTAGCAATCCAAACAAAGTCTTCTATTGCACCTTCCATTTAACCTCCTTACAGTTTGAAAATAAATTGTTTTACATATTGTAGTATTATAGTATATAATATGCAAGTTACATATTTTTATCAAAGGAGGTATATATGATTAACGATTTATCTAGCAGGTTAATTACACCTGAGACTGCTGTCCAAAATCAAGGAGCTAAAATTCTTGTGTATGGAATATCAGGAGCAGGTAAAACTAGCTTAGCTAAAACCGCACCAGGAAAGGTGCTTGTAATTAGTGCAGAGGCAGGCCTACTGTCTATTAAAGATGCATCTAATATTAAGATAATTGAAGTGACTGAAGCTGCAGAATTAATGCAGATTCTAAAACTTCTTGAGTCAGGTGAATGGGATTTCGATACTGTCTGTCTTGACTCTATATCTGAGATTAGTGAACTCTTATTACAACAAGAAAAAGCACGACATAAAGATCCACGTAAAGCTTACGGAGAAGTTCAGGAGTCTGTAACAAATGTTCTCAGAGCTTATCGTGATTTAAAAATGCATGTCATGTTTATTTGTAAACAAGAAAGAGTGAATAATGATGGTGCATTATTGTTTGAACCAAAAATGGTAGGGGCCAAACTTGGACAATCTATTCCATACTTTTTTGACGAAGTGCTTGCTCTTAGAGTAATTGATCAACAAGATCAAGAAGGCAATACCGTTAAAACTAGATGGTTACAAACTGATGATGGTGCAGGGTATACTGCTAAGGATAGAAGTGGCAAGTTAAACGACTTTGAACCTGCAGACCTTACTCTGTTAATAGAAAAGCTAGGCTTTAGTGCGGTAGCTAAAAATACAGAAAATGTTAAGGAGATTGCAAATGTCTGACTTTGATGACGTAGTTTACGTAGAAACAGATGATAAACCTATAGGGCCTGGAGTGGCTCCTTCAGGAGATCATCCAGCTAAAGTTATTGCCGCTGAAAAGTATAAATCTCAACAAGGTAATTGGACTTTGAAGATGACTTTTCAAATAGCTGGTGGTAATTTTAGAGATCATAACGAGTGGTATAACTTGTGGGATCCTAGAGAGGATATAAAACAAATATCAACTGATATATTTACTAGACTAAGTAAAGCGGTTGGTTTTGTTAAACAACCACCAAGCTCTGCTCAAGATTATGTTGGCAAAACTTTAACACTTACTTTAAAAGAAGTGGAAAACAACTGGACTGATAATGAGGGAAATGAGAGGACTGGCAGTAAGAATAAAGTGTTACGATATTTACCTGCTGATGATGGCGGTATGTCTCCACCCCCTGAGGCTATACCTAAGTTGTAGGATAAAACTAAGGGGCGTTATGCCCCTTTTTTTTGATCTAATAAAAGTTGTAGTTTACGCCTAGGTATAACTTTCTTTTCTTCACATTTATAACAACAGTTACCTTTAGCAACAGGCCAAGCGTTATGACCACGGTTCCAGTATGCGATACCGTCTACATTTCTTTTGATTTCAATATCACCTTTACAGATAACACATTTATGTGTAGTTTCAAACAAGCTCTTTTTCATCTTCTTGTTGTTTTTTTTCTGCAACTAACCAAAACCTTTCCTTTTGTTTTTGTTTTAAAACACTTTCAACATATTTTATATATCTATTTATTTCTTCTATTTTTTCATCTAAATTCATTTTTTCTCCTGTAATAATACAAATATAACTATTAAACATATAGCTACTACTGCAAAAAAAGTAGTATTCATATCTAACACTATCTATCCTCTAACTTGTTTCTAGCCCTAGTTAGATACCAGATAGCCTTATCTATATCCTGGATATTAGCGTCTTTATAATCCGCTCTCCAAATATACTTAATAGCTGCCGCTTTGCAGTGGCCAATAAACTGTTCAAAGGTTAAAGCAGATTCTATTGCGTCTATACACTCAATAGAGCCTTTCTTATAGTGAGGTGGATGGTTTACGTTATCTGTCATGAATTTACCCATAGTTTTTGTAATTTTTCATTAATTGTTTGTAAGGATGCTAAAGGTATTAAAGCTCCTACTAAAAGATTATATTCTTTGTCTTTTAAACAAGTTTGCAACCAATCTTCATTTAATGACTCATATTGATTAATTGCATCAACAACTTCATTTATAATTTCATTTATTTGCTCTTTTTCATTTATATTCATTTTGTTCTTCCTGTTAAATTATGCCTATCTCTAATAAAATGTAGAACATCTTTTGCTAATGCTTCATTCAGCTTGTTACTGTGTAATTCATGATTTAAAACTAACCTAATTTCATCTTTGTCAGATTTACAACTTTTATATTTTATATTTAACTTGTCACAAACTTTTTTAAGTATCTCATATTCTAGTATTTCATTAAGGTTTGTATCACTAAATATTTCATCAATAGTTTTATTTAATATTATTCTAGTATTCATCATTTTGTTTCTCCAATATTTTATTTATTACACCATCAACCAAAGGCTTTACTTTTGCTTTTGCAGTCTCATAATCTTGGTGACTTTTCCAATTAGCACCGTTAAACACCTTGTAAAAATAGTTTATTATTGATGCTTCTAATGTTTCACGAAAAACATTTTGCAAATCAAGATCAATCTCAGCTAACATTTCTTCTGGTATGTCTACCAATTTAGATTTTGTCATTTTGTTTCTCCGAGATATTTTCTTGCATTTTTGACCAATCAATATCAAAATTACCCTCTGTAAAGTATTTTGGTATTGATAATCCCTTATCTTTGTAATAATTATTTAAAACATGTGCCAAAACCTTTGCAGTTGATTCTTGCCTAATAAATTTAAGATACCTTAACTGTTGGAGTGTTTTATCAGTCAAACGCATACTTGTTTGTATTCTAGTCATTATTTTGTTTCTCCAAGCAGTTAAATTTTTTAATTAAGGATTGCAACGTTAGTAAAAAATTTTTATTGTTTTTTAACACGGGAATCTCAGTAAATCTATCTCGTTTGTTGAAAAGAATCACTGTTCTGCCCTGACATCGCACAACCTCTGGCTTACATTGAAAATAGTTAATACTTTTTTGTGTGTGCAAATGACTCATTGTCAAATGATTATAAACAATATCTTTTTCTTCTTTAGTTAGGTTCATTTTGTTTCTCCAGGTTGGTACTCTTCTGCTTCTTTAATTTGTTCTTTTATTGTTTGTATTTTATCGTTAAGTATATAAAA